CCGTGGAGCTCGGCTGGGATCCCGAGACGATGCGCATCTTCGAGCCGCAGCCGACGCTGCCCGGGGCGGCCTGATGGCGAGGAGGATCACCATGGGTGACGTGTTCTGGCTCGGCGCGGTTGCGGTGACGGTCGTCGCTGGTGTGGCGGTGGCGGCGCTGGTCCACCTCGCGGGCCGGCGCGCGAAGCGGGGGATGTTTCGGAGGCTGCGACGGGACGACGAGTTCCGAGGGCGGGAACTCGCGTGGCTCAACAGGCCGCAGTCCGCGCCGCAGATCCCGGTGCAGCTCGTCCGCGAGCCGCCGCCGCTCGATGAGCCGAAGGTGCTGGGCCGGATCGGGCCGGCGGGGAGGTCGTGATGGCCGGCAGCCCAACCCAGCGCAGCCTCGCCGCCCTACGCGCCGCCGACTGGCTCTGCGCCGCCGTGGAGCACTGGAACCCGCATGCCATGCGCCGGGTCGACCTCTACGGGTTTGTGGACATCCTCGCGGTGAAGCCCGGCATGACGCTGGCGGTGCAGACGACGACCGCCTCGAACGTCGCCGCGCGCGTCGCGAAGATCCGGGAGAGCCCGCACCTCGCGCGCGTGCTCGCGGCCGGGTGGCGCGTGGAGGTGCACGGGTGGGCGCAACCTACGAAGACCATCCGGGCGTGGAGGCAGCGGGTCGTGCCGATCCTGGCCGGCAGGGAGCGTGACGGGTCGTGACCACCGCGCTGCACGTCCTGTCCGGTCCCGACTTCTTTCGCTGCGAGAAGGGTGCCGGCGACGGACCACCCTGCACGATGAGCAAGGTCGCCTGCGTGAGGTTTCAGGGCGCGAAGAGGCGGCTGCCGGGCAATGGGCACAAGAGACGCGCCATCCACCCGTACTGCGCTTCCGGTGACTGCGAGCAGGGGCAGGGCATCGCGGTCGAGTTGGCGGCGCGAGGGGTCGAGGTTCACGTTCCGTTGCTCCACCGCAACGTTTTCGGGAAGCAGCAGGTTCACAGGCCGGTTACCCCAGCGAAGGAGGAGACGATGCCACGTGGAATGAGAGCCACCCCGTGCCCGAAGTGCGGGAGCAAGGGAACCCATCACCGCGCCGGTTGCGGCGGGCCGGCCGCGGTGGCGACGAGCGCGGCCCGGGCCGGGGCGCAGCCGTTCGATCCGGCGCTGCTCTCGGATCAGGACCTCGCCGACTGCGTGCGCGAGCTCGTCCACCGGCGGGCGACCATCGAGCGCGAGGCGGCCGAACGGGTCCGCGCGCTGGAGGAGGCGCTGCGCGGCGCCGAGCCGGCCCACGCGGCGCAGCCGACCGGCACGGGGGGGTGACGGGCATGGCCTGGGATCCCACGCGCGAGCAGGTCGAGACGGCGCGCCGCGCCCTCGCCAACGAGCGCGCCCGCCTCGCCGAGACGCTCGCCGGGCTCGGCGGCCACTCGGCCGCGCAGGCCGGCGTCCGCCAGGTGATGGACCTGCTGGAGGAGTGGCGGCGCCAGCTTGCCCGGCCCGCCAACACCATCGGCACGCCGGCGGGGCCCGCGCCGGGCGAGGGAGGCGCGTGACCGTGCAACCCCCTGACTGCTCCTGCGGCGTGCTGCCCCACCGGCAGTCCTGTCCCACCGCGCGCTCCCAGCAGGAGCACTTGAAGGGCCTCGCCCTCGCCGCGGACGCGGTGCGCGAGCGGCGGGCGACCGGCCACCGCCAGTTCCGGACGGTGCACGCGGCGCTCCGCTGGTTCTACCGGACGGGGGCGGCCTGGGCGTCGGCGAAGGCCCTGCCGCTGGTGGTGGACGACGGCGGGACCGGGGCGCCGAACCGCGGCGCGGACGACCCGAAGCGCCGAGCCTGGGCGGCGGTCGCCTACGCGGTGAAGGTGGCCGCGCTGGACGGCGCGCCGCTCCCCATCACGCGGTGGGTCGGGGAGCACCACGGGGCCGGGCGGGCGTACTGGTCGCTCGCCGAGGACGACGGCTCCTCGGTGGACCGCGTGAAGCGGGCGATGAGCCGGGCGCACAAGGTGATGGGCGAGCGGCTGCGGCACGGCGGGTGGATCCAGGGTGGGACGGATGCGGGCGAGGCGAGAGCGTGATGGAGGCGATCATGGCGCGGGCGGAGAAGGTGGCGGCGACGACGGGCGGGCTCCGGCCCGCGCCCCTGCTCTCGGTGCGGAGCGTGGCGCGCTGGCTCGGGAAGGGGCGGCGCTGGGTCCTGGTGATGGTCCGGCGCAGCCATCGGGACGGTGGTCCGTGGCGCGTCGTGCGCCTCGGCCGCGACTGGCGCGTGGACGAGGAGAGCGTCCAGCGGTGGCTCGACCGCCAGGGCGCGGCACGGGGCGGAGGGGCCTGAACGGACCTCAACGGACCCGAACGGACCACTAATCGTCGGCCACGCTCTTGACAGCCGCACCGCCTCCGCGCGTGATCTGCGGCACGCTGCGGGAAGCCGCGAGAGGCGAGACCGCAAGGCCCTGACGGGAGCCTCGATCCCCCGTCGATAGCCCCCGCTCGACGGGGGCTCTTCTTTCCCACCCAGCGCGACACCCGGACCGCGGCGAGCCCAGGAGGCTCAGCCGGCGCGACGCCCAGGCGGCGGAGCACGGGCCGGAGGAGCGCGGCACCGTGGCCCGAGCGCACACCCGGAAGGCCTGGGCCCAGCTCAGGGCCGCGTACCGGCGGGGCGAGGGCAGCCTTCCCGAGCTGGCGCCGAAGTTCGGGATCGCGGAGCAGACCGCGCGGAAGCGCTGCGCGAAAGAGCAGTGGCGAGTCCAGCGGAACGAGGTCGGCGCCAAGGCGGAACGGAAGGCCGTGAGGCGCGACGTGGAGTCGGTCGCGGCCATGCTGCGAAAGCACCGGCGGGCCGCGGCGCGCTTCAGCGAGCTGGCGCTGCGGAAGCTGAACGAGGCGGTGAGGAAGCGGGAGCTCTCCGCCTCGGGGTTGGACGCGCTCTCGAAGGTGCTTGGGCGCATGGTCCCCGTCGAGCGGCTCTCGGCGGGCATCGAGCGGCACAAGCCGGCGAGCGGGATCCTGGACGAGGCCGAGGAGTCCGGTGAGGTCGAGATCATCTGGCCGCCGGTGCAGCCCGCGGGGGCGGCGCCGGCCGCGGCGCCGGCGAAGCGGTGACCGTCCGGGTGCGGCTCTCGGGCACGCTGAACCCGAGCCAGGCGCGCTTCGTCCAGTCGGACGCGCTGTGGACGGCCTTCCTCGGCGGCTGGGGCGCGGGCAAAACGTGGATCGGCGCCCGGAAGTTTCTGGAGATCGTGCTGCGGAACCCGCCGGGCACGGACGGCCTGCTCTTCGCGCCGTTCTGGTCGACGCTCCACCGGTCGACGCTGCGGTTGTTCCTCGACGCCACGCCGCCGCAACTCGTCCGCGGGCACTCGAAGAAGGAGCGGTACGTCGAGCTCCTGGGGCGGCGGCGGGTCTACTACGGCTCCGCGGACCGGCCGGAGACGCTGGACGGCTCGACCGTCGCGGCCGTGTGGGGTGACGAGGTCCGGTACATCCGGCGCGAGGCTTGGAAGATCGCGGTGTCGCGCCTGCGAGACGCGAGAGCGACCTGCGCGCGCGGCATCGTCACCTCGACGCCGACGGGCAGCCTCCTCGAGGAGGAGTTCGGGACCGAGAAGCCGGACCGGATCGCGGTCCACGCGAGCACCCGGGAGAACACGCGGAACCTCCTGCCCGGCTACGTGGAGAGCCTCACGTCGACGCTCTCGGCGCGCGAGGCCCGGGTCTTCATCGAGGGCGAGTTCGGCGTCCTCTCGGGTGCCGTCTACGCCGAGTTCGACAGGAAGCACCACCTCGTCGACTGGAAGTACGACCCGCGCTTCCGGACGATCGCCGCCATCGACTTCGGGTACCGGCGGCCCTACGTGGGCTTCGCGCAGCACCTGCCGGCCGGCTGGCCGATCCCGGGGCGCGGCAAGGCTCCGCCGGGCGGCGCCTACGTCCTCTTCGACGAGATCGTGGTCGACGACACGCCGACGCCGGCGCTCGCGAAGCTCATCGTCGCGAAGGGCTACCAGCTCACGGTGATCTACTGCGACCCGGCGGGCGACGGCGTGAACGTCGACACCGGGCTCAGCTCGGTGAAGGAACTCCAGGAGCACGGCCTCCGCCAGGTGCCGATCCGGTTCGTGACGGACCCCCGCTGGCGGCACGTGCCGACGGGCGTGGCCTTCGTGCGCGGGCTCCTCCGGAGCGCCGGCGGCGAGACGCGGCTGTGGCTCGCGCGCCCGCTCGACAAGCCGAGGGCGGTGCGGGGCGCGGTGAAGGACCTCGAGGGCTACCGCTATCCCGAGGCGAAGGACGGAAAACCGGTCGGCGACCAGCCGGTGAAGGACGGCGTACACGACCACGGAGTCGACGCTGTGCGTTATCTCGCGGTGAACGAGATCCTGCGCGGCGGCCAGGTCCTGCCGGCGAGCGTGCCGTCCATGTGAGGTGCCGGATGGCCAAGGTGGAAGAGGTCGGCGGGCGCATCCACGTCCCGGCCCGGGCCGCCGCGCGCCTCGGGCTCCAGAACCTCGTGACGGCGATGCTCCGGCTCATCGCCGACCCGAAGGAGCCGCAAGAGGGCGTCACGCTCGACCTCGGGCCCGAGTACCTGGACGACCGCGGCCGGCTGCGCGTCGCGGGGATGAAGAAGGTCCTCGGCCGCTGGGGCGTCTCGGCCGAGGTCGCCCAGCGCGCGGAGAACTGGCTCGTGCGCGGTGGCGTCGTGAAGACCGACGGCGTCACCCTGGAGATCGACTCCGCCGGGCTCAAGCGCTGGCAGCGCCGCCACCTCGGCGAGCAGCTGGTCCGGGGCCTCGCGTGAACCCGTTCACCTTCGCCGACCCGAAGGCGGACCTCGCGCGCTTCCTCGGGGAAGCCGAGAAGTGGAAGGCGGGCGGGACGCAGGTCTACGGCGACGACATGCGGCTGCGGCTCGAGTACTACCTCGGCCGCCAGCAGCGGGACATGCAGCAGCAGCTCGTCAAGGTCTTCCCCGAGACGCACAAGGACCAGGTCCCCTACTACGTCCCGCTCACCCGGTTCGTGGTCCAGGAGCGGGCCCGGGTCTTCACCGAGTCCACCCGGCTCCAGCTCGTGAACGGGGAGGGCGAGCCGCTCGCGCCGGAGGACGACGTCGCCAAGTTCTGGGCCGACACGCTGGACACGTCGGGGTTGCTCCTGAAGCTCCGGAACGTCGACCGCTACACCGAGCTCCTCCGCACCGTCTTCCTGCTCCCCTACCGGGAAGCCGCGACCAAGGCGCGCCGCTTCCGCACCTACTTCCCGCAGGACGTCCACGTGGTCTTCGACCCTGGGGACCCGATCGACCTGGACCGCGCCTGGGGCGTCGCCTTCGAGCTCTCGACCGAGGCGGGCCTCAGCGCCGAGGCGGAGAAGCGCTACCTGTTCTACTGCGCGCGGCCCGAGGCCTCGCGGATGATGGTGCTGCGCGCGGACGGGACGGTGGAACGGCAGGAGGGCGGCGACGGCAAGAACCCTTTCGGCCTCGTGCCGGCGGTCATGTTCCTCGCGGACGACGAGGAGGTCGGGGCGTTCAGCGACGCGGAGCGGATGCTCGTCGACGTGAACCGCGCGGTGAACGTCTCGAAGACCGACCAGCACGTGATCGCGCGGGCTCAGGGGTATGGGCAGCCCTACTTGCGAACGAAGCTCGGGACGCCGCCGCCGCAGAAGATGGTCCGCGGCCCTGACCGGGTGCTCATCCTGCCCGAGGGCGCCGAGCTTGGCATGCTCCTCGGCTCGCCGCTGCTCGACGCGATCCAGGTGATGATCGAGGCGGACATCAAGATGCACGCGACGCTCTCCAGCCTCTCGCCTGGCACGGTCTCGCTGGAGGGGAGGGCGGTGGCCTCGGGGGTGGCGTTGCAGATCGAGCGGCAGCCGCTCACCGAGCACCGGCGGGACCGGATCGACCTGCACCGCCCCCGCATCCGGCGGCTGTGGCAGGTCTTCCGCGCGGTGCACAACCTGTACGCGCAGCAGGACGGCCTCCCCGCGATCCCGGAAGACGTGGAGCTGCGCTGGGAGCCGGGCACGCTGGAGACGCCGACCGATCCCAAGGTGGAGCAGGAGGTCCAGCTCGTGGACCTGTCGAAGGACCTCACCACCCAGGTCGAGATCCTGATGCGACGCCACGGGCTCTCGCGCCAGGAGGCGGAGCAGCGGCTGAAGGAGAACCAGGACGTGAACCGCAAGGCCGGGGCGGGACGCGGGGCGCCGCCGCCGCCCACGCCGGGTGGGAGCCCGCTCGACCCGGCCCGCGCGCGGCTCCAGCCGCCCGGGGGGCAGCGCGGGGCGGCCCCGCCGCCGGCCGGCGGGACGGCGTAGGTCGTGGCCCGCATCCCCGAGCTGGAGGCGCTGACCGAGGGGGCGGTGCAGCGGCTGCGGGCGGACATCGAGCGGGTCATCGAGCGGCTCGCGGCCTACTTGCGGGAGGCGGCGGCCGGGCTCGGGACCGAGGAGGGCAGGCTCTCCGACTCGCCCTCGAACGTGGAGCTGGCCTCAAAGCTCGCCGGCGACCTCGGCCGGGTCCTCTCGGACCTCGGCTACGACCAGGCGGTAGGGCGGCTACTCGACGACCTCGAGGCGGCGAACGACCTCATCGCCGGGGCGACGGGCGACACGCTGGGGGTCTCCTACACGGCCGCCAGCCAGACCTCGCTCGCGGCCTTCGCGGTCGGGGTGGTGGACGAGCTGCTCGCGGTGAAGGGGCAGGCGGCGGACAGGCTACGCGAGGTCCTGCTCCTCGGGCTGCGGACCCACCTGCCGCTCGACCGGGAGCTCTCCGACCTGGCCGAGGCGCTGGGGGTCACCATCCGGCAGGCCGCGAACCTCGCCGAGACCTCGCTCATGGCCTTCCAGCGGGAGGCGCTGGTCTCGCAGGCGGAGGAGGCGGGGATTGACCTCTTCGTCTACGAGGGCCCGGACGACGGCCTCACGCGGCCGTTCTGCGCCGAGCACGTCGACCGCATCTACACCCAGGGGGACCTCGACGCGGAGGAGAACGGGCAGGGCCTGGAACCGACCAGCCGCTACCTGGGCGGATTCCGCTGCCGCCACTATCTGTCGCCCATCACGGTGGACGAGGCGCAGGCGATGGCCAGGAGCAGCCCCAGGATCGTCGGCGGGCCGGAGGCGAGGGCCATCCTCGGGGGCCGGGTCGGCGCGGCCGAGGAGCGGTTCGTCGAGGCGTTCCGGGGAGAGGTCGTGGTTCGCGGCGGCCGCCACCAGGTGGTGCGGCGCCGCGCAGCGTAGGGCTCCCGGTCTCGCAGGGTCGTCCCGCCCCATTCTCCAGGCGGGAAGCAAGGGACGCGGCGGGAGGCATCCTGAGGCGCGCGAGCGCGCGCCGTCCTCGCGGCTCACGACTCGGTGACAAGGTCCGCGTCCGGTCTGGCCGAGCGGCGGGACCGGGAGCCCTTTACCAGCGGAGGATGCGATGGCCGGCCGCGGCGACATCCGGGTGAACGTGCGGGACCTCGGCGAGCAGCTCGCGCCCGAGACGCGGCAGCGGATCCTGGAGCGCATGGCTGTCGAGGCCATCGGCATCATCCAGCGGCGGACGGAGGCCGGGCGAGATGCCGAGGGCCAGCCGTTCCGCCCCTACTCGGAGCGCTACGGGGCCCTCCGCGCGGGGAGCGGGCGCGACAGCGCGACGGTCTCCCTGCACCTCTCGGGCGGGATGCTCGCGAGCATGAAGGTCCTCCGGTCGTCGCCCGAGGAGGCGGTCATCGGCTTCGAGGGCTCGTCCCCGGTGGCGCGCTTCGCGCGGATCCGCACGGCAAAGGGGACCGCGACCAGCCGGAAGACCGCGGGCGGCGGCCGGGCGACGCAGGTCCTCCAGTCGAGCACCGGGCGCCAGGCCTCGAACGCGCTCAAAGCCAAAGGCCACAACGAGGGCGCAGGGCACTTGCCGCGCCGCCACTTCTTCGCCCTGGCCCCCGAGGATCGGGCCGACCTCGTCGAGGCCGTCTTGCCCCTCGTGAAGATCAGCAGGTGACCACCAGCCCGGCGCGAAAGAGCGCGCCGAAAGGAAGAGCCACATGAAGCGCATCGTCCTCCTCGCCATCGCCGCGCTCGCCGCGGTCCTCGTCCTCTCGACCGGCATCGCCTCGGCGGTGGGCGCCACGGCCAGCGGCATGCACGCGAAGTCGGCCCTCCGCTACCACGTCCAGAGCTACACGTTCTCGACGACCGCGGCCATCACCAACGCGACCATCGGGGTCTGCCCGCCGGGCGGTGCGGTCCTGAGGGACGTGGTCCTCGGCCAGAACGCAGTCGGCGTCGGCGGCACCAGCTGGACCGCCACCCCGAAGAAGAACGGCACGGCCCTCGTCTCCACGCCCGGGGGCTTCACCCTGGCGGCCGGCACCAACAAGGCCACGAACGTCGCCCGGGCGCCGGTGGTGCTCGCGAACCCGACCGGCGGCACGCGGCCGGTGCTCGACGCGGCCCAGGTGAAATGCACCGGCGGCGAGGTCATCTCGAACGACATCACGCTCACCGGCACGTACACCGGCGCGGTGACCGGGTCGGTGCAGCTCTTCCTCGAGCCGAACTGGTAGGGGGCCTGGCCGTGGCCGTCACCAAGTTCGACGCGCTCGCCCGGAAGCTGGAGCGCCGCGGCGCCAAGGATCCGGAGGCGCTCGCCGCCCACATCGGCCGCGCGAAGCACGGGAAGGCCGCCTTCCAGGCGATGGCCGCGGCCGGGCGACGCCCGAAAGCCGCCCGCAAGGGCTGAGGGGAGCACGCCCATGGCAGATCTCCTGTGGCGGGTTGGCGCGTTCGCCGAGCGCTACCCCCGGATCGCAGCCGAGCTGGGCCGGGCCCACGCGCTCTCGTCCCGGGCGATGGCCATGCTCCACGCCACGGCCGGAACGGCGGCCGAGGACGCGATCCGCTACCCGCACCCGTGCGCCCCGACGTCCTGCGATGCGCCCCCTGCGACTTGCTGCGAGCCGGGCTGCGGGCGGGACCAGGGCAGCTGCTGCGCGATGGGATGCTGCTCCCGCTGCGGCCCGGAGCCCGACGGCGTCGAGATGGTCTACCCGGCCCAGGACGCCGCGGTGGACAACGCCCACGCCTTCGAAGCGGCGCTCCGCGATATCGACGCCGACCTGGAGGTGGAGGACGTGCCCGGCGCGAAGACCCAGGCCTTCGAGCTGTACGATTCGGGCGACCTCGCCGAGCACTATGTCCCACGGCGCCCGGCCCGCGAGTTGCCGGACGGCGGCGAGCCGCCGGCCATCTGCCCGATCTGCGGCTGCAAGGCGTGCCCGGCGTGCCACTGTACCTGCGAGTGCTGCGACTACGCCGTGGAGCCCGAGGGCGTCCCGGCCGCCGCGTAGACCTTCGATCCCTAACCCCAGCCCCGCACCGAGCCCTGGAGGCTCGGCCGGGCGTAGCGCGCCCAGGAGGCGCCGATGAGCGTCGAGACCCCGGCCCCGGTGGCCACCCCGAAGCCCCAGGCGGGCGAGGGAACGCAGGACGGCAAGCCCCCGCAGCCCCCGCAAGACGGAACCGAGGACCTCGCGGCGCTGAGATCGCGCCTCGCCTTCCTCGAGTCCGAGAAGCAGTCCGCGAACAAGGAGGCCCAGGGCCTCCGCAAGCGGCTCCGCGAGATCGAGACGGCGCAGCAGGCCGCCGAGAAGAAGGCCCTCGAGGAGAAGGGGCAGTGGAAGGAGCTCTCGGAGAAGCAGCAGAAGGAGCTCGAAGCGTCGCGGCAGGAACTCGAGTCGCTTCGAATCTTCAAGGTCTCCGAGGAGCAGCGGAAGGCGGAGCAGCAGGCGCGCGAGGAGGCCCTGGTGGCCACCGAGTTCGCGAAGCTGCCGGCCGACTGGCAGGGCATCGCCGGCGCCGAAGCCACCCTGCGCGAGAGGCAGATCGCGATCAACGCCTACCGGGCCGCTCGTGGCTCCGGGGCGCCACCCATGCCCGCGCCGGCTGCGAAGCCGGCGGCCGGCGCGCCCTTGGGGCCGCCGGAGCCCAGCGACGCGGAGCTCATCGAGCTCGGTGGAACCACCGACCCGAAGCGCAAGCGGGAGCTGGGCGACAAGCTCCGGGCCTACAACGACTGGGCGAACACCCAGAAGACGTAGGACCGGCGTGGGCGCACCCGCGCCTCTCCAGGCGAGAGGCGTGAAAGGAAGAGCAGCACATGGCCAACGTGACCAAGACCCTCGTCGCGGCGATGACCCCGACGCAGGTCGCCAAGACCGCCCTCGGCGCGCTCGCCGGGAACCTCCAGCTCGCCGCGGCCGCCGACCGCAACTGGGAGTCCGAAGTCGCGAAGTTCGGCGAGACCGTGAACGTCCCCGTCCGCGCCGCCATCGTCGCGAACGACAAGGCGGCCGATGCCGCGGTGACGTTGCAGGCGCCCAGCGCCACCAGCGTCGCCATCGTCCTCAACAAGCACAAGGAGTTCTCGGCCATCTTCGAGGACGTGGCCAAGGCGTTCGCGAACCAGGACGTGATCGGGGGCTACGCCTCCGACGCGGCCGTGGTGATCGCCGAGGCCATCGAGATCGCGGGGTTCATCGAGGCCTACACCGCCTTCACGACGAACCCGGACATCGGCACCATCGCCCTCGACATCACCGACGAGCTCGTGCTCACCGCCCGCAAGGTCCTGAAGGACGCCAAGGTCCCGAAGGGCTCGCCGATCTTCCTGTTCCTGTCGACGAAGGACATGCTGGCGCTGCTCCAGCTCGACAAGTACACGCGGGCCGACGCGCTCGGCGACGGCGGGAAGATGATCGCCGACGCGGACATGCTGTTCAAGCGGTACGGCATGACCTTCGTCGAGAGCCAGTACGTGCAGCTCGTCTCGACCACGACCCACTGCCTCGCGGTGGCGCCGAAGCAGGGCCTGGCGCTCGCCTCTCGGTCCCTGCCGCTGCCCCCGGGCGGCGTCATCTCGGCCGACGTGGTGAGCGGTCCCCCCGACACGGCGGCGGCCGGCCTCGGCATCCGCATGATCCAGGCCTTCCGCCCGGAGTTCCTGGGCACGCAGCTCACCGTCGACGCGCTGTTCGGCTGGAAGGTCATCCGCCCCGCCTTCGGCCAGGACGTGATCACCTAGCCGGTCGCTGGCGGTTGGGGGAGGGGTGGCCCGGGTTTGCCTGGGCCGCCCCCCTTCCCCCGAGCGACGCCGGCGCCGAGCCGGCCACCACCACCCCGACTCCACCGAGGCCCCACATGGCCAAGAAGCCCCACGCCGGCGCCGAGCCGGCCACCACCACCCCCGAGGCGGAGGCCGGCCCCCAGGGCATCGTCATCCGCTACTCGCAGACCGGCGACCCGAGGAAGGACTTCCACCCGAAGTTCCGCGACGTGCCCATGATCGACGCCGAGTGCCTGGTGGTCGACGGGAAGGCGCCGGCCCTCGCCCTCCCGGTGCAGGGCAGCACGCTCAAGAAGGCCATCAAGCGCGTCGACCCGAAGACGGCCGCCGAGCTGCTCACCTGCGACTGGATCTCGGGCCAGCAGCCCGTCCACCGGCTCGCGACCGACGCCGAGGTCCTGGCCATGGAGCGCGAGGCGGCGGAGCGCGCTGACCGCGAGACCGCCCAGCGCGCCAAGAACGAGGCCCGCGCCAGGGGCCGCTGAGGGGAACCCCGCCATGCGCAAGCTCTCCTGCATCCTCGTCGCCGCCTGCGCGGCGCTCCTCCTCGCCGGCCCGGCCCGGGCCGACGGCATCCGCTGGTCCTGGGACTCGCTCTCGGTCGCCGCCGGCGCCGCCATCTCGAGCGGGGTCCAGGGTCTCGGGAGCGTCGAGCGGATCACCTGCACGGTCGACAACGCCGGCGCCGTCGCCCGGAACTTCACGGTCACCTTCTTCGCCGACAACGGGACGACGGTCATGTTCGTCTCGACCGCGATCTCGGTCCTCGCGGCGACCAAGGTGGCGGTCTCCATCGCCCACGGGGCGACCGCCGGGGCCGGCGTCTCGGCCATCCCCGCCGCCCCGTCGCGCAAGGCCCAGATCGACTTCGCCGCCGGCGGCGCGGCGGCCGGGCGGGTGATCTGCTGGGGCCGGTGAGCCCCGATGCGCCAGCGCTTCCAGAAGGGCCAGGGCGGGAGCCTCCGCTTCCGGCCGCCCGAGGGCGCGCCGACCTCCGGGACCGTCACGTTGAAGACGGCCCAGGGCGTCGACCTGCCGACTCCGGTGGTCGACCAAGCGGCGACCGTCGCGGGCACCGACCTCACCTTCGCGCTCACCGCCGCGAACACGCCCGAGCCGCTCTCCTGGGGCAACCTCTACCGGGCCGCCTGGACCTACGTCGTCGGCGGTGCGAGCTACACGGCCGAGCAGCTCTACGAGGTGAACCTCGCGCTCCTGAAACCGACGCTCGACCTCGAGGAGGTCCGCGACGAGCTGCCCGCCGACTGGACCGAGCTGCTCGCCGACGGAGAGACCAGGGCGCAGCGGATCTTCGAGCGCGCCTGGGACGACCTGCTCGACGACCTGGCGGCCCGCGGCTGGAAGCCCGACCGGATCCGGGACCCGGAGCGGATGCGGCGCCCGCACCGGGCCAAGGTCCTCGCCATGCTCGGGACCGCATTCGGCCCCGACTGGAAGGACTGGGCCGTCGCGCGCGCGGCGGACTACGACACGGCCATGGACGTCGCCCTCCAGGCCGGCGACTGGTACGACGTCGTCGAGGATCAGGTCATGGCACCCGGCGAAGTGAAGTGGCCCGAGATCACGCTCACGAGGTGAGCAGGAGGCAGACCGTGGCACACCAGCGAAAGAGGTTCTGGCCGTTCGTCGTCCTCGCGGCCCTCCTCCTGCCGGCGCTCCCCATCGCCGGGACGGAGAAGGTTTCCGCCTCGGCCTCCGTCGGCGCGAGCCTCGTGCGGGGTGCCGGCCTCCACCAGGTCCTCGCGGCCCCGCGCTTCACCTACCGCATCGAGTGCCGGGACGCAGCCGGCCGGGTGAAGTGGGCCGAGACGGTCGAGAACCTGGTCACGACCCAGGGCGGCAACGACCTCATCGACAAGTACTTCAAGGGGTCGGCCTACACGGCCACTTGGTACATGGGGCTCGCCGGCGTCGGCGCCAAGGCGCTCGCCGACACGCTCGCGTCCCACGCGGCCTGGGCCGAGCTCACCCCCTACGCGGGCAACCGGCCGGCGATCACCTTCGGCACGACCTCGGCCAAGAGCAACACCGCCACCGCCGTCTCCTACGCCATCACCGGTACGGCGACGGTGGCCGGCGCCTTCGTCGCGAACGTGAACACCGGGACCGCGGGGATCCTCTACAGCGTCTCCGACTTCGCGGCGAGCCGGAGCGTGGTCTCGGGTGACACGTTGAATGTCACATTGACTGTCAGCGTCTAGGGGTGACAGGGGATGGAGTCATGGCGACCATCCTCGACCGGTTTCGGCTGCGCAGGAGGCGCTAGGTGGCGGCGCCGACCGTCAGGGCGACCGGGACGGCGGTCTTCGGGACGACGGGCAGCCTCACCCCGACGAATCCGACTCACGCGACCGACGACATCCTGCTCTACTGGGTGGCGTCGAGCGCCAACGCCAGCGTCACGCCGACGCACTCGACGCCGACGGGCTTCACGCTCCTCGCGACGGCGGTGATCGCTAGCGGCGTCACCCGCTCTCGGATCTCCTGCTACTGGATGCGGGCGACGAGCGGTGCCGAGGCGAACCGGTCCGTCACGCTCACGCCGACCGGCGCGACCGCCTGCCACCACGCGGCCGGCGTGCAGTCGGTCCAGGGCTGTCCGACCTCCGGCAACCCCTACGAGAACGTCCAGACGAACCAGGCGGCCGGCGCGAGCAGCATCGCCCTCACCAGGACGGTGAGCGGCGCGGACCGCCTGTCCGTCATAGCCGCCCACCACGCCGACAACGTGGCGACGGCCGTGACCGAGGATCGGGCCCAGGCGTACACCGCCGACTACGCGACGGACAACGCGACGGGCATCGACGGTTTCACGGCGGTGTTCAGCTTCACCCCGCTCGGCTCCACGGCCGACACGGCCACCATCAGCTTCACGGGGGGGGGCACGGCCGTCGGGATCGCCGGCGTCGCCTTCGCGCTGCTCCCCGGCGCCACCACCTTCAACGAGCCGATCACCGAGGCGGCGACCGCGGCCGACAGCCTCTCGACGAAGGCCACCTTCGCCAGCGCCGTCACCGAGGCCGCGGTTGCCGCTGACGCGCTCGGCACCGCGGCGACGATGGGGGAGTCGCTGGCCGAGGCTGCGGCAGCGGCCGACGCCCTGGTCGGTGGAAAGCTCACGAGCGATCAGCTCACCGAGGCCGCCTCCGCCGCTGACGCCTTGGCGACCGCGCTCACCGCCGCGAACGCCTTGACCGAGGCGGCGACCGCGGGCGACGCGCTCGCTTCGGTCCAGACGATGGTGGAGGCGCTCGCGGAAGCGGCCAGCGCCGCGGACGCGCTCGCTTCCGCCCTGACAGCGGAGGCAGCGACCACCGAGGCGGCGACGGCGGCAGAGGCGCTGGCCCAGGTCGCCACCCTGCAAGAGGCCGTGGCCGAGGCGGCAGCGGCCGCGGATGCCCTCGCCGACCAGCTCATCAGCGGTGGTGCGACCTACAACGAGCCGATCTCGGAGGGCGCCAGCGCCGCCGAGGCGCTCTCGACGACGCAGGTCTTCGCGCCCTCGCTCGCCGAGGGGGCAGCCGCGGCCGATGCGTTGGTTTCCGGCCTCTACAACTGGGAGATCGGAATGGCCGACCCCGCCGTCCACGCCGTGTTCGACGGCCTCCTCACGCGGATCGAGTCGCTCACGCCGAGCGTCGAGCCCGGCGTCACGTTCAAGCGGGCGAGCGAGAGGGCACCGCTCTCCGCCGTGGCGCCGAAACGCCGCTTCGACGTGCAGGTCCTCGACGGCCGGGACGAGTCCCAGGAGGGCGAGGGCGTCCAGACGGTCGGCGTCTCGGACCGGCTCATCCGCCTGCGGATCGACGTGCACTACCCCGCGCAGCGCGCCGAGGCGGCGCTCGAGCGCACGCTGGCCTCGGACGCCGAGATCCTGCTCCGCGGGCTCGTCCGGGACGCGAGCTGGGCCTCCGCCTCGCTCCGGCGGGCCGTGGGCCGCTGGGCGGTCCAGCGCCCCGGCCGCTCCGCCAAGGGGCAGCCGGTCATCGTCCTGGCCCTGACGCTGGAAGCCCACTACCGCGACACGGAGTAGCGATGACGACCCTCACCGACGCGGTCCTCCACGACCGGGCGCAGCGGCTCCGGGAGCGCCACGCCGCCGCGCTGCTCGCGGTGGACGCGCGCCAGCCGGAGCCCTGCCACGACGCCGGCCAGGTGGCCGCCGAGATCGTGGCGCTGGCCGTCGCCGGCGACCGGGCCGGCCTCCGGGCCCTGGGGCTCGACTGCCCCGGCGCGGGGCCGGTGAGCGACGCCGAGGTCGCGGCCGCTCTCGCCCCCCGCGCCCCCACGAAGCAGACCGCCGAACCGCGGCGCGCCGGGCCGGCGCGCAAGGAGTAGCCCGTGTCCGTCCAGACGAGCTTGAAGCGCCTCCGGTACGCTGCCAGCGGCGCCGACCTCTTCGCCGATCCGGGCTCCGGCTTCGTTTACCCGAAGTTCATGTCGGCCGAGGTGGGCGACGGCGCCAAGTTCTACGAGCGCAAGCTCCTCTCGTCCGACCACGACGCCTACCCGGGCGTGGTCGGCGAGAAGGAAGCCTCGCTGAAGATGGTCACCGAGCTCATCGGGTTCGGGGGCTCCCCGGCCGGCGCCGGGAACGGCGTCGCCGCGACCGACGGCGAGAACGGCCTCCTCCTGAAATCGGTCTTCGGGAAGCAGACCAAGGACACCGGGTCGCAGGCCGCGGCCGGCACCACCGCCTCGGTCGTCAAGCTCGCCTCGACCACGCTCTTCTCGGTCGGCGGGTTCGTCGGCTGCGTCGACCCGGCGACCAGCATCTTCCACGTCCGCCAGATCCGGTCGAAGAACGCGACCGACCTGAACCTCTGCCGCGCGCTGCCCTTCACGCCGGCGACGTCCTCCGTCGTCTACGCGAGCGCGCACTACTCGCACGCGACCGAGGGCCACCAGCACCTGTGGTTCGACGTGGAGGGGTACGACGCGACGCCGGCGGGCAACTGGCGGCGCTACGTGCGCGGCGCGCTCGGGAACCTCGCCCTGAAGCTCGACGGCCAGGCGACCATGGAGTGGGACTGGAAGGGCGTCGACTGGTTCGACGCGAGTGGCGCGAGCCAGGGCGTGGCCGCGTTCCCCGCCAACATGCCGGCGGCCGGGGTCTTCGTGAACCGGCGCACCCGGGTCGTCATCGACGCGACCGAGCAGAAGGTCACCGACCTCGGGTTCGACCTCGGGAACGACGTCCAGGCCAAGGCGGCGACCAGCCCGGCCAACGGGATCTCCAGCTTCTTCATGAAGGACGCGAAGCGGGGGGTGAAGTTCAGCGTCTACCACGACGACGGCGGAATGGCGCTCATCACCAAGTTCCTCGCCGGGACCAAGATCGATCTGCTCATCGAGCTCTCGCAGGCCGGCCCCGGCAACTCGTTCGTCCTGTGCGCCCCGTTCGTCGAGCTCACCGGCTACAAGCGCAAGGACCAGGGTGGGCTCGTCGCCTACGACTTCGAGGCGATGGTCCGGCGGAACGACACGATCACCGGTGTCGCCGACGTGACGCTCGGGGTGCTGTAGATGCCGCGCCCGATCTACGCGCTCGACCCGGACGAGACCTGGGAGGTCGACTACTCGCTGGAGGTGGGCCGCTTCCGGGAGCGGATCTGGCTGAGGCTGATGGCCGACGCGGAGGTCAAGAAGGAGATCGAGGCAGGGGCCCAGGCGAAGGCCGCGCTGGAGGTGGCGCGCGCGGACCTCGCCGCCTACGAGCCGAGGAGCGGCCCCATCTTCAAGGTCGGCCACATCCCAGCCGCGAAGCGCCCCGAGATCCAGGGACTTGGCCTCGAGCTCTCGAAGATCGGGCCCGACGCCAAGGAGCGCCCGCCCGGGGAGTTCGCCTGGCAGCGGGAGATCGTGCGGTGGGCCGTGCGCGGGCACCGGAACCTGCGTCGGCGCTCGGGCGCCGAGGTGCCCTTCGAGGCGGAGGCGGTCTCCTTCGACGGGGAGCAGCGCCAGGTCGTCTCCCGCGGCATGCTGGAGGTCTACGGGCAGAGCGGCCTCCTCACCGGCCTGGGCGGCCTCGGGTACCTGTGCCTCGAGGACCAGCGCCTCTCGGACGACGAAAAAAAAGCCTGACGGTCGCCATCACCTTCGACCGCGTCCGGTTCGACTGCCGGGCGTGCGAGGAGGCCAAGATCCGGGGCGGCGACCTTCGGGAGGAGAACTCGGGGCAGGCGGGGTCCTGCGAGGGCCCGCGCGAGTGGCCGGTCATGGGCTCGCCGGCGGGGCGCTGGCGGGGCTGCCCGCGCAGCTCGCTCACCCCGCGGATCGACGCCTGGATCGAGCTGCACGACCGGACCGAGGGGAAGCTCGACTTCCGGTCGGCCGCTCGCATGCCCTGGCTGCTCATGGATGTGTTCCGGACCATCGAGCACGCGCAGGGCCTCCGCCTCCGCGAGGAGCAGGAAAACCGCGAGCGCGAGTGGCAGCGGCGGCCGGGCACGAGGAGGTGACCGATGGCCGACGAAGGAATCGTCATCCCGGTCCGCCTCGACGACGAAGAGGCGCGCCGCATGTGGGCGCAGCTGCAGGAGCGCTTCAAGAACACGCCCTCGCCGACCGTGCCGAAGCCCGGCGCGCCGGACGATCCGATCGGCTTCTTCGGCAACCTGCGCGAGAAGTTGATGGCCTACCGGCGCGAGGAGGTGCAGCAGGCCCGGCTCACGAGTTTCTTCGCCCAGCAGTTCGGCGGCCTGGGCCAGGCGGTGGGCATCTCCAGCGGGGCCATCCGGACGTTCACCGCGCTCGCCGCCCAGGGCTTCGGCATCGGCCTCGGGATCGAGGTCCTGCGGCTCGGGGTCTCGCACTTCATGGAGCTCGCGGCCGCGGCGAAGAAGGCCAAGGAGGAGGCGCAGGCCGCTGTCGTCGCGCTCCTGGAGCAGACGGCCCGGACCGAGGCCGCCCTGGCGCGGCTCGGCGGTGACGAGGTCGGCGCCTCCCGGATCGAGACCGAGCGGAAGCTCACGGTGAACCTGGACGAGAGGAAGAAGGTCACGGCGGAGCTCGCCAAGCTCGAAGTGGAGCTGGCCGGCATCCAGGCGGCGCGCGCGGAGGCCGGCGTTCTCGGGGGAGAGCTGAGCGCGATCTCCCAGGAGAGGCTGAACAAGCTCACGTCCGACTCCATCCGGCTGGAGCAGCAGCGGATGGAGATCACCGCGGAGGCCTCGCGGTCGGTCCTCACCGGGCTCCAGGCCGCGGAGCGGGCGGCTGCGGATCTCGTGAAGAGCGAGGAGGAGCGGAACGCGCGGGCGCGCGCGGAGATGAAGCGGCGCCTCGACCTGCAAGCGGAACACGCCCGCGGCCTGCGCGAGCTCCTCCAGAAGGGCGAGGACGAGGAGACGAAAAGCCAGCTCGACCGGGCCCGGAAGTTCTACGAGTACCTCACCGACCGGGCGCGCCTCCAGGAGGCTGGCGGGAACGAGGAGCTGGCCGCGCTGCGCAAGGAGCGCGACGCGAGGCTCGCCATCGTCGAGGGCCACGCCGACCTCGAGCTGGAGATCCGGCGGCAGTATTCGGACAAGGAGGTGGCGCTCGTCCGCCGCCAGGGGTCGCAGGAGGAGGCCATCCTCCGTCACGTCCAGGTCGCCGCCGGCGCCTACGCGATCCAGTCCTACCAGTCATTCAAGAAGCTGGCCGACCTGAAGGGCAAGGGCGCGCAGGACGAGAAGGCGCAGCAGGAAGCGCTGATGGGCGGCCTCGACATGCTCGGGGCGGCCGTCCAGGAATTCACCAAAGGCAACATCGAGGCGATGGCCAAGCAGGCGGCGGTCGAGGGCATCGTGAACACGGCCAAGGGGCTCGCCGCCCTGGCCCTTAGCTTCTTCGGCGTCCCGAGCGCCGCCGCGGCCGCGACCGCGTATTTCTCCGCGGCCGCGATGAACTTCGCGGTGGCCGGGATCGCAGCCGGCATCGGCGCCATGATGGGCGGCGGCGGTGGCGCCAGCGCCCCGGCTCCCGCGGGCGCGACGGCGACCGGCCCCGAGACCTACACCCCCGGCGGCCGGGACGCTGGCCTGCGGGGCGGCGGCGAACCGACGAACCGAACCACGGTGATCTTCATGGGCGCGTACATGAGCGAGGCCGAGGCGGCGCGGTACCTCGCCCGGGGCATGGAGCGGGTCGAGCGGATGGGGCTCCTCCGGGAGGGCTAGCCGTGGCGCTCCCCGTCCCGCGCGCGTTCTGGCCGCTCACGATCACCGCGGCGAACGACACCTTCGCCTTCCTCCTGGGCGTCACCCCGTACACCGCGAGCCTCGTGGGG